AGCAATATACTCTACATACCTGTGTAGCAGTGTTTCGTTAAGTCCAATCATTGATCCATCTTTAAATAGATACTTGGCCCAATCTTTTTCTTCTGCAACACAATCACGCCACATGTCTAGTACTTCTGCTTGGCATTCTTTAGCAATTTCAACCATTTCTGGATCGTCTTTACCTTGAGCCCAAAGTTTTAGAACATGTGTACTAAGTGCTAAGTGTTGTGATTCATCTCTAGCAATAAGACTAATAATCTTAGCACTACCTTCCATTAGCTTTAGTTCACCAAACGCAAATGTACATGCAAAGCTAACATAGAATCGCAAGCCTTCAAGAATGTTTACGTTTTGCATTGCAAGGTAAAGCTTTTTCTTAACTTCTCGCATGCTACCTTTTTTGTGATGTGTCCAGTTGTCTGCAGCTTCTGTAAATGCATCATAGTTTTTAGTTACACTTACTGCTCGTGCAATAATCTTGTCATCATCTAAGATAGTATCAAAAACTTCTGAAGGATCAGCATACACGTTCTTCATAATGTGTGTATAGCTACGTGAGTGAATTGTTTCAAAGAAGTCCCAAGTAACAATACAGCCTTCTAGTTCAGGAATTGAAACATGCGGCAAAAATGCTAGGCATGGACCACGTCCTTGGACACTGTCAAGTAGTGTTTGGTATTTTAAATTACTTGTAAAAATATGTTTTTGTTCAGGACGGAAGTTTTGAAAGTCTGCACGATCTTTCTGTAAACTTACTTCTTCCGGACGCCAAAAATAACCAAGCATTGTTTGATTTAGTTTATCAAACACAGGGTGTCTAAATGTGTCGTATCGCTGTGTGTTCATATCTTCACCAAAGAACATATTCTGCTTGGTGAAGTCTACTTTTGCTTGGTTAAAAACTGTCTTGGCCATTGCCCGCATCTCTCTCATTAATTGTGTTACTTTTATAGTATATACTATATTTACTCTATTGTCAACCTTAAATATTGCATGCCTCACACTCTTCTTCTGCATCGTACAAAGTACTTTGCAGCTGAGGTAGTGTTTCTACAACATCATCTTCTAGTTCACTAGGGTCTGTTTTATAATCATATGTGTTCTGATAATAACTTGTCTTCCAACCCATTTTGTAAGTTGTTAGCAAGTCTTTCATCATCACACTCATTGGTACTTCATTGTTAGGAAACTGTGTTGGATTGTATGACCAGTTGCCGCTAATACCTTGGTCAAAGAACTTTTGCATTAATGCTACAATATTAATGTAGCCTTCGTTACTAGGCATGTCCCATAGTAATGTATAATGGTTCTTTAGTTTTTGATACTGTGGAACAATCTGCTTAAGAGGCCCTTTTTTGCTTTTCTTAACGGACAAGTATCCTCTAGGTGGTTCAATTCCATTTGTTGCGTTCGACACAACGGAACTGCTTTCCGAAGGCATTTGTGCGGACAATGTGCTGTGCCTAAGACCGTGTTGCTGTATATCTCCGCGAAGAGTATCCCAATCATATTTTAATTCTCCGTCAACTATATTATCCAATTCCTTTTTGTATGTATCAATTGGAAGGATGCCATCGCTGTATTTAGTGCGATTAAAATACTCACAGGCGCCACGCTCTTGTGCAAGTTTGTTAGAAGCTCTCAACAAGTAATATTGGAATGCTTCTGACAAATCGTGTACAAGACTCCATGCTTCTTTGTCTTCATACTTAACGTGATTACTAGCTAGGTAGTGTGCTAATCCAATGTATCCTACACCCAAGCTACGTCTTGCTTTTGTACTAATTTCTGCAGCAAGAATAGGATAGTTTTGATAATCGATAATTTCTTCTAATGCACGTACTGCTAGCTCGCAGAGCTCCTCTAAGTCGTCTAAGTTCTTTAGTGTACCTACGTTAATAGCAGACAGAATACATAGTGCAATCTCGCCTTCTTTATCGTCAATATGTTCTAATGGCTTTGTTGGTAGTGTAATCTCTTGACACAAGTTACTCATGTAAACTTTGTCTTTGAAACTACTATGTGTGTTGCAGTGATCAACATTCATTATATAGATGCGTCCTGTTTCAGCACGTTCTTTAATTAATGCAGAAAACAAGTCCATTGCTGATACTTTTTTCTTAGGTATACTTGTAGCACGTTCGTATTTTTCGTATAGTTCTTTAAACTCATCAGCATCACCAAAGTATGCTTCGTATAATCCTGGAACATTATGTGGCGAGAATAAAGTAATGTCGCCGCCTGATAACAAACGTTCATACATAGTTTTGTTAAGCTGAATTGAATAGTCTAGCTTGCGTACACGGTTGTCCTCTGTACCTTTGTTATTCTTTAGTACAAGGATGTCTTCAATTTCTTGATGCCAAAAAGGAAAGTGTGTAGTTGCACTTCCGCCACGCACACCATTTTGTGTACAGCAGCGTACTGTGCTTTCAAACTTCTTTAGGAATGGAACAATACCTGTGTGTGCTACTTCACCACCTCTAATGCGTGAGTTAACTCCACGGATTCGTCCTGCGTTAATACCAATGCCTGCTCGCTGTGCAGTATAGCGTCCAATGGCCATGTCACTAGCAAAAATGCTATCAAGAGTGTCATTGGCATCAACAAGTACACAACTAGCAAACTGCCTAACTGGTGTCCGAACACCTGCCATAACTGGCGTTGGGATATTAATCTTAAACAGCGAAGTTGCATTGTAGTATCTTCTTACATACTGTAATCTAGTTTCTTTAGGATATTGTGCAAACAATGTTGCCGCAATCATCATGTACATAATTTGTGGAGTTTCAAATAATTGGTTATTACTTCTGTCTTGGCATAGATATTTGTCAACTACTTGCCGCATGCCAGCATAGGTAAAGTGTTCGTCACGTGGATGACAAATAAAACTGTCTAGTTTATTAATTTCTTCTTCAGTATAATAATTTAAAAACTCTGGATCATATACTTTACGTTCAATATTAATATCGACCATTGCTTTTAACGACATTGCGTTAAAGCCACCAAACACTTGTTTGTTTACACTATAACTTAATAGTCTAGCTGCGGCTGTTTGATAATTTGGTGCATCCAAGGATATAAGATCATTGGCACTACGAATTAAAATCTCTTGTATTTCAGCTGAGGTCATGCCGTCATAAAACTGTAAATTGGCATTCATTTCAATTTGACTAGAACTAATACCAATTAGATCTTTGCAAGCTTCTTCTACAACAAAATGGATCTTATCAATATTAATTTCTTCTTTAGTGCCGTCACGTTTGACGATCATTATACCATTGCTCATGTTCTCTCCTATTAATTTAATATTTAGTGTAGGGCCGGCATTGGATACTCATGATGCGAAACAATACTATTTGGTATTTCGTTTTTGTGAACATGTGTACTCTCTTTAAAGCCAATGACCTGTTCACCAACATAAAGTAGATAATATGTTGATGACTTTTTAGTGTCGTGTGTTATATGTATCTCATAATCAACCTTGGATAACACATCGGTTAACTGCAAGGTGTAACAAATCGCAAGAATCTTAACGAAGGGGCAATAAATATTTTCCTTAATTACTTCCCAGGGATCCGGCCACGTGCTAGACGTATAAGGATCTGTTTGAATGTTAACTAAGGGAGCTTTATCAAAGAAATCTATCGTATCTTGTATTGGATCTTTTGAATTCTCAAGCGTCGATCTAAAGACGGCCCAAGTTGCTAGTCTATCTTCGTATTTTTTATCGAACATTTCCTGCCATTTATGATTTAATCTTTACTGTGTAAGTTAGTTGTGCATTATCGCTACTAGTAGAGTTTAACACCATAATGGCCAATGTGTCAACCGAAGAGTTGGCATTCTCATCAAATGTTTGGGCTTTAAATTTTAAGTTCTCGCTAAATGCGACATCACCGATATAATCATAGCTATCAGTCATATCAATAGCATTTTGTGTAGGGTTAACGATGATTTCCATCTTGCCCGAACGTTGTGCATTTACTGCACTACTTCTATAAACATAGTCAATTTCATATGCTCGTGTAGTATCTGCTGGAAGCCTAAATAGTTTTGAGTATTCACCATACTGAGTAATGGCTAGTCTGTAAGTAGTGCCTATATTTGATACAACATTGCCCTCAATTTCTGGTATATAAGGTTGTCCAACTTGATATGTTGGGTTGTATCCGAGTTCTTCTGTCCGTTTAAACCAATCACCTTCTGATTGATTTTTATACGAGTCAAACTTAATAATAGAATATTGAGCAGTTGCTGAAGATCCCATACTATTTCCACAGTCAAAGAATTTATTTCGTATTGTACGATTATCTGTTCCTGTTTCAATTGTAATTGCTTGTTGGCTTATGTCATTAAAGGTTGAATTTTCTATAGAGTTATTAACTGGTCCAGTTAACATTCCACTAGTACCTAGTACTGTGCCGCCACCAAAGTCAATACCCTTAAAACAAGTATCAAAGTCACAGTCAGTCCAGCTGTTATTTTTTATATCGTAATCACATTTAATTGCTGTTGTGAATCCTTCAAATCTAATATTATTAAACTTGTTGCCTGTACAATTTACAGAAGTACTTAAAGACTGAATAAGTATCCCAGTAGTTACTAAACTATCAGAATTAGATGTCCAAGGACCTTTAAGTTTAATATTTGTAAAGTTACTATTCTTACAAGAAACTAAATTCAATGCTCCTTGTTGTGCTATTTGAATAGTCAAGTCACTAATAGAAATTTCTCTAGGTTGATTTAATGTAGTGCTTGTAGCATCTAATGCATAGCTACCAGGTTGGCTCATGTCGTTTACTGTAGTAAATGCCATACCCGTAGTGCTAGTACAATTAATTATAGTCTTATCCATGCCAGCACCTTGAATTGATGCAAAGGGCGGTATACGAATAGGACTAGATATAAGATAATTTCCAGCTTCAAGAGATAATACTACCCTCGAAGGTGCAGTTAGTTTTGTTGCGGCATTTAAGTAAAGTTGGTCCAATGCCCTTTGTATAGCTACAGTTTGATCAAGGCCATCACCGTTGGCACCAAAAGTACGAATACTAACAGTGTCATCTAGCCGTTGCTGTAATGTACGCTGTATTGGTGTGTTTACACTTGTGCCTGTTTGATAGTTGTTGCTAGTACTTTTATATGCATATGTTTTAGCATACTCAAATAAATTATCATGTTCACTAAGTAATCTGCTATTACCAACATATGGTGAGCCTTCGGAAACAGCACCATTACCAATCCACAATTCTTGTGCATCAACTGCCCAACCTAATTCGCCACTAGCTAGTTGTGGGAGGCCGGAACCTTCGTTCTTACGTCCTCTTCTAATTTGTATTCTTGATATGGATACTACAGCCACGATATTCTCCTGCTATTATTTTAAGTATTTATGCGAAACTGGAAGTGACGCACCAACTCTTTCGCTAAATTAGCATGACCTGCTTCACTAAGGTGTCCTAAATCCAACGGTAAATGCCAAGGTGGATCAAATGCATTTTTAACATGTTTAAAATTATCTTTATAAAATGGTTCCGTGATAGGTCGATAATCATCCCATTCATCTAATAACTCAAATCCGTATCCGCCTACATTAATAAAATAGACATTGTTAAATCCGTTCTGTTTCATAAAACATTGAAACATAGAATGCTGTTGTAAGAATAATTCTTTTTCAAATGGAGGGTTTACATGTTTATTATATGATTTTAATAAAGCTATGTCGGCTGGGGCGTGATGATGAAGATATGAATCTATTTTGTATCTAATAAGAACGCCATCAACTTTAGTGGTGCCGTCTTGAGGGTTTTTAACTTTGTACGTATCATTTATAAAACTCTTGTCGTTACTATTCCATAACGGTTGACGTTTATTACTATAAGGCGACCAAAATTCTCGGCGGGTAGTTTCAGTATACTGAACAAATATACGATCTTCTGGCGTTATGCGTTTAGATTTAACTGCATCTACAATTACTCTCCACATGCGCCAGTTACTTCCGCAACCTGCACCTTCGTGGATATAATTTAGATTCAGCTCCTCAGCTAAGTATTCTCCCCAAACTTTATCAACCTTAGTGTAGTCGCTAACTGAACATCCTGCTACTAATAAATTACCCATGTTTCTCATAATATTGTTCGCACCGTCTCCACCATTCCTGTGCCCATTCATCAAACTCATCTGGCCATACATCAAACTGTTGATATTCTCCAGCACGACTACACATAAAGATATGTCCTTCGCGGATGTTAGTACCATGTACTTCGTTATGTCCTAATGCATAGGCTGTAAGTTGTAAGAAGTAATCTCCAACCCACTCGAGTTTCTTAGGCTTGTTAGTTTGTTTAAAGTCCATTATACAAGGTTGCCCCTTGTATTGTCCAACTAGGTCAGTAGTGCCTGCAAAGATGCCTGGAACATAAAGAGGAACTTCACTGCCCCAAATTTCATCTACGTCTACCATTGCTCTATCACGTATAACTTCAGCCATGCCATGTGCTTGAATTGCATACGGGTTACTGCCTGGAGTTGGCCACTCACCAAACTCAATGTAGTCTTCTAGGTACTTGTGCATACGTGTACCAACACCAGCGGCTTCAGTAACAATTTCTTGTGCTTTCTTTTCACCCATACGCTTCTTCCAAGCAATAAGATGAGTCATATCTTTAGTACCGCTAAGGATAGTTGTTACACTTGCTACAGGCGGTCCACCTGGTGCAGCATATCTACGTTTACCGTCTGCTGTTTCAACTCGTTTAAGTTTTTCGTACTTGTACTTCTCTATAATTAAGCTCATGTATTCTCTTTTGGATTGTTATCAGTTGCTATTAGATTTGGATTAATGGACTTTTTAAACTCTGTTTCTTGATCTTCAATGTTATCCCAATACTGTCCTGGATCATATCCGTAGTCTTGGTTCATATAAGGATCAACTCCGGAGTTAGGATCATCAACTCCGTGTACAGTAACTACTTCAGGTACCATCTCCATAAGTATATTTTCAATACCCATTTTCAAAGTCATTGATGACATAGCACATCCAGAGCATGCTCCACTCATTTCAAGTGTAACTGCTCCGTCATTGTAATCAAGGTAGTTTACTTTGCCGCCGTGCCCAGCTACTGCTGGTTGGACATAAGTTTCTAGAACGTCTTTAATATTCTCAACGATTTTATCGTATTGTTCTTTAGTATCCATTACTTCTCCAATGTATTACTTATTATAACACCAAAGTACTAGATTGTCAAGTAGTTTTTAGCCTAAATCTGTTGCATTTTTAGCCATATCGCCCACTGTATCGGTCGAACCAGCTTGTTTCGCGTCACCTGACACATCATCAAGTTCAGAGGTTTTAAGTTCAATTTTCTCGTTATCGAAGTTAGTTACTATGCTTTGGAGTCTAGGATCGCTGTCGTATGCAGCTTTAAACACATCAAAGTCAAACTGATTGCGTCCTGTATTTTGCATATACTTGTCAAGTTTTTTAATGCTTATTACAGTTCTATCAGAGTCTTTTAGATGATCTAAGATTTGAAAAATAGTTGTGGTGTCTAAGTTTTCTTCTATTTTAGCTTTTTTTTTGAACGCTGTATTGATTCACGCTTTTCACGTCCGCCTAGGTCTTCACCACCGGCGTCTGCATCAGCTGCACCAAAGTCGTCTTCTGCTGGAACTTCCGCATCCATGTCGCCATCAATTGGCTCCATGTCTGGATCTGCGTCTGGGTCCATGTCTGGCTCTTCAGCGCCCATAGTATCCATTGGCTCAGCTTCGCCTGTTAGCATACCAACACCTTGTGTTAGCGTTTGGCGTGTAGTTTCCATTACACCATACATTGCTTCTAGTGCAGGCTTAACTAGTGCAGTGAATGCTTCAGATTGCTCACTGCCCATTTCGTCACGAATAGCATCAGCTAGTTCTAGCATGGATTCAGTTTGCATTTCTGCTGTGTCTTCCATCCAACCAGTAAGTCTATCAACCATATCTTTGGATGCCATTACTAGTTCTGCTTTATCTTCTTCGCCTTCGTTTACTTGGATAGCTTCGTCAATAGCGTCTACAATGTTATCATTTCGCTCTGCAATAGCTGTATTTAATACGTCAAGGAATAACTTATTTTTTTGGTAGCCTTTGTCTTGCACTGCGTCGAACGCTTCGTTTGTTTCAGTTTGACTAAGTGCAGTTCGAATTTTATTGCGAACGTCTTGTAACTGTTCAGTTGTAAACTGATCTACATCAATTTTTGCCCCAAACTTCTTTGCTAAACTTTCATTCAACTTAACTGACGTTGCGGGTCTTGTAAATTCTCTAATGTTCATTGTAGTGATTCCTTGACTATCGTTATATGTATATTTATCATTTAGGTAAAGATATACCTGTCTAATTTGTTTCTTAAACGCTGTGCTTCAACTATAGAAATTTCTAATCTTACTTCTCTACTATTTTTAGTTATATCACACTTTGTTTTTCTAATAATATTCTTATAAAAAACAGCATCATTATAGTGTTTAGCTAAACTGTTTTCTATTTCAAAAATCTTATCAGTTCTATTCCTTCGTTCTGCTAAGTTTTTAGCAATAGCAATTGCTACGGACTTAAACTGTGTCCTATGTATTTGTTTATTATTACTACTGTCATATACTAAGTAACCTGCTTTGCTTTTTCGTATAACATACTGCTTAATTCTAATACTATTGCCTTTAGCATAAGGTATAGCACTATCTTCCAGCCCTCTGTTAACAACTTCTTCAAGATCATTTAAAAGGTTGTCAGAAATCATTTTTCATCACCATTACAGAACTCTTGTTAATAACTATTTTACTTATGACGCTCTTGCGTATGAGGTTGTTAATTATGACTTGATCTCGTTCTGTGAATGATGACAATGGCCGGGCTTCTGCTCCTAAAGTTTCTAACAAGGATTCTTCCTCGTTCGTAACGAATATATCGAAACTTTTTATTAGCTCATTTAATTTCATCTAATTGCCGCAAGTTGTGCTTGCAATTGTTTTAACTGTACTTGTGTCGCTTTAATTTGATTTTGGACTGTTTTCTTTTGTTCTTGCTTTTGTTTATTGGCTATAACAGGATTTTCTTCTGCACCCATTGCCGGTTTATTTTGATCCATTGCCTGTCTATTGGCAGCAGCGTCACTTGCTATGCCTTGCCCTGGACGGATTGGTTTCTGTGTTGTTGTCACGGATGTTGTTGGTGTAGGACTTAGGCCTTGTTGATCTGCTGGAACTTCATTAATTCCTAATTCAAAAATTTTCATCGCTTTGATCCTTTACGCTTTCTTGGAGTAAGACGTCTACGTGATCCTGTATTCAGTCTTCCTAATTTGACACTAGCCGAGTTAGTCCGCTTTGTTCTATTAGCTTTAATACTTAATGTCTTGCCTTTGCTACGTCTAGTCTTTTTCATTGTAGTCATAGCTTTAACATTCTTTGGTGCTGTACACGTAGCTGGCTTTGCTACAATACGGCCTTTACGTGAGCCACTTGTACAACGAAACTTACGTACAACCTTATTACCAGTCTTGCCAAATATAGGTGTTGCACCTTCAGCAACTTCATAATCTTCGCTGGACCATATGAGTTCACGTAAAAACATGTTATCGCCTACTTGCTTTGTTTAAACGCTGTACTCTAATACTTGCTGGATTCATACGTTTAGTCTTTTTTGCTTTTCTAGTAATTCTAGAGCCAAGCCTGGCTTTCATGCGTTTCATCTGCATACGCTTTTTAATGTTAGGCGGAGCAAAACATTGTGCTAGTTTAGAAACAATTCTATTCTTACGTGGACCACCTGAACATCTGTACTTGCGTACTACTTTCTTACCAGAACGTGCCCAAGTAGGACCTTCTTCTAAGTCATCTTCTTCATGATGTATTTGGACAATCTTCCAGCCTTTCTTTACAAGATTGATAGCCTGTTGCTTATCAACTTTGTGAGTAACTCCTGAATGAGGATTTTCTACTTCAACTGAATCTTTGGGTGATTTATATAGCTCGCGTAATAACATATAGTTATTTAGCGTGTTTTACAAGTTCATTACTAGAACTATGATTGTAGATAATAAGCCAGCTACGATTGTGCCAGCAGCGCCAATAAGGACCTTAGTCATACTCTTTTGGCCTTCAACAACATCTTTATGAATGCTGTCTACTTTTGTTTCTATCTTTGTTAAACGATTTTCTAGATTCTCATAACGCTGTTGACATAAATCAACGTGTGCTTCTAGATTTTCTTTTTCTAATTCTGTGGCAGTAGCCATCTTTAAACTCCGTTAAACTTACGCTCAGTAAGTGATTAAGTAACCTGTAGTATGAAGCCTTAATAGTGTGTTTATAGATGCCTGGTAGGTTTTTAAGCCTACATATTATTTATCCAATAGTGTGAAATTAATATTAGATATCTTGCTATTTTGGGTAGAAAAAACATTGTTTTTAAATTTGGGTGTCTCGGCTAAATCTACAATAATTGGTATTAAATTAAAATCAGTATTTAACATGTCTACATTTAATGATCCTTCAGCTACAATATCAAAATCAAATTGCCAAAATGTTTGTGTACCTTCGTATGCAGAGCCTAATTGTTTTTGTTTGGTTGTTCCAGTAACCACTTTTGGACTAGTATGGTATTCCATGTTTGTTCTTAACCCAATTGTCTGCAAAACTGTTAAGAAGTTTTGTTGCTGTCTGTATCCAAATGGATCGTCGGCTCTACGGGCACCTGTTTCGGTAATATCTATTAATGTTGTTATTCTAAACGTATCCATACTGTATTTACAGTCATAAAAAAAGAGCCACTTAAAAAGTGACTCTTTAGTGTGACGCCTGCCTTGCGGCCGTATATCACGATTCTAAGGTAGTTAGAATTTATTAAGCTGCAACAATAAATTGTCCGCCTGCGGTTACTGTAGCTGCTGATAAATCAATGCTGTCTACTGTACCTAGTGCTCGCAATTGTACTTGCAACGAAGCTGCGTTAGTTTGCGAACCATCAAATACGATGTTAATCAAACCTGCTGTACCTTCGCTGTCCATAGCGATTGGCTGTAGTTGCTGTGCAATAGTTTCAATAGTGGAACCAATTCCACCTTTACCTGCTACTGATGCGCCACATGCTACTACTGCAAATGCTAGATTTGCTGTGCTATAGATCGTTGCGTGTGCATGACCTAAACCGTTTACTCTTGTTACTGATGCCATTTTATAATCTCCTATATTCTAATAGCTAAAGAAGGCCTCTCCTTCTTTGTATACTTTTATTTATCAATTAATAAGGAAAATGTAAGAATGTTAGCTCTTTTTGGCTCGTTTATGCAATGCACGTAGGTTATTTACATATGCAGGACCTGCTTGTACAATATCATCTATCATTTCAATAGCTGGCAAGTATGCTTGCACCATGCCACTACTAGCACCTTGCCCATTACTTGCTTGCTGTAAAAAACGTTTAGTTAGTGCTAAGTTCTTAGAACCAACTAGATATCTATACAATGCTAAGTTTTGTGATGATCCTGCTAGGTCTGGCTTAGATTTAGTAGGCTCAGGATCAGTAGTACTAGCAACTTCCATATTCTTAATTGCAGCCCACTTACTAAACTCTGGCATAATATCTGAACTGCTTAGTTTAGCTCGTGCTGCAAATAATAAACGTGTTGCAACTAGTCGTTTTTCTGATCTAGTTTCTTTATCCCAATTCATTATACTTCTTCGAACTGCTTTGTAGTCGGAGTTAGTAATTTTTAAAGCACTCTCAAGTCTAAGGAATAATGCGCTAGGGTTGTATTGTTTAATTGTTGTTGAGCCGTTAGCTAATGCACGAATGTATCTATTAAGATCATTAACTGGCAACTTAGTCGAAGCTTTAAGTATCTTAGCTGCCGCTGGATCCTTTAACTTATCTTGTGCTGTGTCGCCACCTACCAAAAAGTATATAAAATTATATAGATCACTGCCCATAATGCGATAGAACTTATACGTTTCAAACCCTACTGTAGACTTTGCATACCTCTGTACACTTTGTTGGAAGTCGGGGAAGTGCCGCATAGTTTCTAATATTAATAAAGTCAAGTACAATCGCTCACAACAATCAGAATAGGTAAGCTTTTTAGCATTACCATTGTCTTTTGTCATGCGCGATTCGTGCAAGTCTTTAATAAATGAGAACGCTTCTTCTTTAGGAATGTCTAAACTATGACCTCCATCCATTGTTGCCCATTCGCTTGCTGTATACTTTTCAGACATTAAATATTAGCCTCTTGCTGCATCATCTGCTTGACGTGCAAGCTCACCATCGGTTGGCTCTCTATCGTCCGGCTCGTCAAAGTCATCGTTATCGTCATTGTCTGCGTCTGGATCTTGGCCTACTGGTTTTATATCAGCCATTTTTTCTGCCATGGCAATCATCTTCATAACACCAGCTTTGTCTATGCCTGTCTTTTTCTCAATGTCAGAAAACATTTTAACTAAGTTCTTTTTGGCATTTGGATTTTTTGTAGTTGGCGATGGATCGAAAACCGAATATGAACCAACTTCGCCAAGTGCAGAACCAACAGCTGACATTTGATTCATGCTACGTAGTCTTTCTTCATGGGCTTTATCATCTTCACCTTTTTGCTTTGCTAGACTGCCAGCTTTTCCACTGCCTTGTCCTTTGCTAGCAATTTTGCGACCATAGACTGCCATCTTCTTAGCAAAGGGTGATGCATCATACGATGAATGCCTGGGATCAAATTGACCTTCGCTGATAATTTCATTAACTTTCATTTTACTAACTCCTATTAGTTTGGTTGCCATCTTGTGCGAGGCACAAGTTTGATTTTAGACTTTTGTGCGACATAGCCTTCGCCGCCTCTTTCGCCGCCAGTTGTTGCTTTAACATCAGCATCAGCGGAATCTAGTTGATCGATAATATTATCTTTAGCGATCATTATTGTTTTAATAAGTCCAAGTATAGCAGGTAACCCTTTTGGATTAGCTTCGTTCATTGAAGCAAGTGTTGCTTGCTGTCCTTTACTTAGTTTTGATGTAGCTACCCAATCAAAGAATCCATTTTCAATGTTCTTTAATTGTTGTGTACGTGTCATATGATTAACATATGTATAAATGATATTAGCTGGACTACTTAATCCTTTGGTTCCTGCAAGGAAGTTATCAATTACTTGTGCTCCAGCATTAGCTTTCTTACGAATAGCATCTGTTTGCTTTGTATCAACAGTAGGTTGATGTGTTACATAAGTTTGTCCTAGTACTACAACATCGCTATTATTAAAAATACTTACATCTTTAATTGGCGTACTGTCTTTACTTCCAAAGCTGTCATATGTAGTATGTGCTACGACACCAACTTGTGAGGCCGCTATGCGTTGCCCAAGTTCGCTTTTCTTAGTCACTGTGTATTTGACTTTATTAGGAGTAAATTCTACTGCATCATCTGTGCTAGCGTATGGCTTACGTGGAGTATAAAGTAAGTCACCATACGCATAACCTCTAAAGTTTGGAGGAGTTGCTGACTTCATAAGTTCAAACACACTTGCCATATCACCTGCAAAGTCTTTGCGCCAGTCTTCACCTTTACCTGTTCCTAAGATAAACTTAGATAGGTCATCTGATGTTGTTGACTTTTGTCTTCCCCATCCGTTCTTGCCTACACATACAAACGTGCCATCAGGCTCACGACCCCAATAAAATGTTGGATTGCCGTCCCACTTAATAGCAACATCACCTGAGTCACTACCCATACCATCTAAGATATCTGCAGCTTCTAATGCTCCTTTGGAGCCTTTAACAGTTACTAGGTCTTCTAAGTGATTGTACTCACGACCTTTAAACGCTTCAGTTAATGGTTGTTTGAAATCTTTGTATCTCATTTGTTAAACGCACCGCTCGACATTACACTACTGTTTAAAATGTGACCACTTAGTGCTCTAATGCGACTAAGTTGCTTGTCTTCTAATGTTGTTTCAGGTAAACTCCTGTCTTGCTTTGCTAACATGTCTTTAAATGGGCCAAGCAATGTATCATAATCAGGTTTGCCTTTAAGGAATGCAACCATAGTCTCAACAGTAAGCATATCGGCTTCTTTTGCGCCTTTGCCTAATAGTGATACTGCAATATCGTTCCATTTAGTTGCAATAACCTTATCGCCATCTGCAGGATCAACTACGCCAAACTTAGGACTAAACTTTAGTCCACGCCCTCGTGCAAGGCTTGATAATAGTATAGCTCTGTCTTTGCCACCAAACTGCTCTGTGCCGCCTCTTTTGGCTCCACGCTGAAAATCTGGATTGTCTGTAAACATAAAGTCTGTTTGGACATATCCTTTCTTATTGTCGCCACTAATTGGTGTGCGGAAGTGGACTTGGTCTCCTGCATTATGTATCCAGCCATCAGTCTTTGAACGGCCTTTATTCATAATTGCTAAGTCGTCAACACCTACACTTTGACACCATGCTGTAAGTTTTGCTATCAACTGTTCTTTACTTACTTTATTTGAATCTGTGTTTAAGTCTAAGTCTCCTGAACTATTCTTTTCAAATGCTCCATCAGGATCGTTTTTCTTTCCTGTAGTACCTAGCCAATCTTCTTCGTCAAAAGTTAATCCTGTAATCTTCTCAATCCATAAGATTGTAGGATGTACATCAGCTGTAGCAATACGCTGAGTAAGAGGACCTTCAGTTGTTTTAAAGACGTTGCCGCCCTCGTTAAGTATTGTTGCTATTTCTTCGTTAAGTATTGTCATTCTTTTTACCTTCGCGAATTCGTTGTATACTTCTGCGGAACTTTCGAGGATCGCCTGATTTAATACTGTTAATAAATCGGCGTTCTAATTCAGATGCCGTTTCAATGTCGTAATGACTATGTACGCGACTCAAAAGATTAATCGCACTCTCAATAATGTTATTTGCCGTAGAATCGATAAACAGGTCGTTATCTCGATTGCCATGGACTTGGTTTAATTCGTCTAGAATTGATCTGGTACGTTTTTTCATATTTTCTCTCGCACTTCCTTACTACTATTTATAAGGTTTGGAGTATAAATATTGCTGTAACGGACACTTCGGTTTGTTGCTATAGTTTTAAGGAGAAAAAATGACTGGTATATTGGATTTACCATTGTTTGAACGTGCCCTTTTGTTTGCGAAGTTATCTAAGTACGCTTATTATAACACAGAAGCTGCTACAAGTCAAGCGAAAAAATTGGGTTTCACTACAATTAAATTTTACGACAAGGCAGGCGCTCAAGCTTATCTTTTCAAAAACAAGATCGATCTTGTAATTGCATGCCGCGGTACCCAACCTACACAATTTAGCGATATTCAAGCAGATCTAAAAGCATATCCAGTTATTGCCGAGACAGTGTCTAGGGTACATAACGGATTTAAAACAGAAGTCGACGACCTTTGGCCTATGATTGCTAAAGATTTACAGTTAAAGGCAAATGCTAAGAAAGCTATTTGGTTTTGCGGCCATTCACTAGGTGCAGCTATGGCAGTTATTATGTCTTCTAGATGTATGCACCTAGAAGATGTCCCCAGTCCACAAGAACTGTATACATACGGCTGTCCAAGAGTTGGCTGGCCAAAGTATTGCGAGTCTTTAGGTATCACACACCATCGTTGGGTAAACAATAACGATGTTGTTACTAGAGTGCCGCTTACTATTATGGGCTATAGGCATCATGGTACTGAGCATTACTTAAACACTTGGGGTAACATACGAAATGTGCATGGATGGCAAAGAACTAAAGATCGATTCCGTGGTATGTGGCGTGGTATAAAACACGGCAAAGTTGATAACTTCTCAGACCACAGTATCGACGAGTATGAAATGCATCTTGACAGAGCTGTTAAAGGTATAGAAACTCCGCAAACTTAACTAAAGAGCGAACTAACACTTTCTTCGTTAGTAACTCTACGTATGGCTTCGCCAAATAGCGTACCAACACTTACCTCGCGGACCTTCTTTACCTTACTAAGATCTCTAGTGTTAATGCTGTCAGTGACTACTAGTTCTTCAAGCACACTCTTCTCTATTCGCTTAATTGCTTCACCGCTTAGAACTCCGTGTGTAATATAAGCTCTAACACTTAGCGCACCAGCATCCATAATAGCTTGTGCCGCACCACATAATGTACCACCGCTATCTACAATGTCATCTACTAGAATAGCATGCTTGTCTTTCACATCACCTATCAGTGCCACTACTTCACTTACACCAGCTTTTGGTCTACGCTTGTCTACAACTGCAATATCTCCGTGGAACATATCAGCAAACTTCCTAGCACGTACTGCGCCACCTGCATCTGGGCTAACAAAAACTGTGCCTTGTTCTGTATCAATGTGTGTCTTTATATCTTCAGCGAATACAATTCGACTTGTTAAATCATCTACAGGAATATCAAAGAATCCTTGTATCTGTCCAGCATGCAAATCCATTGTAAGGATCCTGTTGGCTCCTGCTGTTGTAATTAGGTTAGCAACTAGCTTTGCAGTAATAGGAGTGCGGCTTGCACTTTTACGATCTTGTCGAGCATAACCAAAATAAGGAATAACTGCTGTAATACGGGCGGCACTGCTACGTTTTGCAGCATCAATCATAATAAGCATTTCCATTAAGTGATCGTTAACAGGTGTTGACGTAGAGTTTATAATAAAAACATCTTCTCCTCTAATGTTTTCTAAAAACTCCACACTAGTTTCCCCATCTGCGAATGTTTCTACTTTGGCAGGAACTAATTGTGCAAAACATGTTTGTGCTATTCTTTTAGACAGTTCTGGATTTGCATTGCCTGTTATTATTTTCATTTTCAAGTGTCACCCTTCCTTATATTATTGTTGTAATGTACAGCCTGATAAAGTACGCTCAGTGCTACACCGTAGTTGTTTGCTGTTTTTAGAATTGCTTGGGTATCTTTGGGAAAACAGTGACCTCCGAAACCTCTCTCTGAAGTTACTCTAGTGTGGCTATCTCCTATTCGGTTGTCGTCTGCTATTAATGAAGCAACATTTTTGTAATTAACTCCTATAGATTCACACAACTCGTGTACTTCATTAAAGAAAGAAACTTTAGTAGCTAGAAAACTGTTACGAAAATATTTAGCAAGAATTAATTCGCTTGGATCTGATGTTATAAATTTTACTGGGTGATAGGAAAATTCATTTGAAATCTTCTCTTTTCTTTGTAGGACCTTTGTCCAAAAGTAAACATCGCCGCCACCTAAGTATATTGTATCAGTGTGTAACATATCTTCTATTGCAGTCTC